TTCACCTATATCTTTGACTTTGGCCCATAAGTTACCCAATGCACATTTTAATATCGCAGCACCAGCACCCTGAATCGGAGTATTACACCTAACAGTAGTTCTGTTAAGATCGCCCTTTAAGAACCTACGCATATTGGATACTGGAACTCTAGTCTCAGCCCACTCATCATTTTCTGTGGATCGTGATGTATAATTCATCTCCTGCTGCCAATCTCGAATACCATTATATGTAGTAAGCCAGTTGTCACGAATCTGAATAGCCTGTTGTTGTGACATAACCACACCACTACTACCAGCATATTTTCTAAGACCATCTGCTCCTGCACCATATAACAGACCAAAGTTTGCGGACTTGGCTATCTGTCTATCGCATCCCATCTGATTAGCGGTATAGTCATGCAAATCTTCACCTCTTCTAAATGCAGCAGTCATATTTTTATCTTTGGCTAATGCAGCAGCTAACCTAAGTTCCATCTGTGAGAAGTCAGCATCAACTATTTTCCAGCCTTCGGGTGCTTGAACACATTGCCTGAACTCTGAATCTCTGGGTATCTGCTGATTATTAGGTTTAATACTGGACATCCTGCCTGTGTCCGCACCAAGTTGCATATAGGATGCTCTAACAAATCCATCATTCGACATTTTATCCTGTATGCTTTCTATCATCTGTCTACGTTTCTCTCTACGTTTCCAAGTCATAAGTGTTTGGATCGTTGGTGAGTCAGCAGCACAATTCTTCAAGGCATCTTTAGCAACACTAGGTTTACCCTCACCATTTACAGGAGTATAACCAAGAACTAATTCAAGTTTTTCTAGTAGTTGCTTAGAACTCTTGATATTAAATCCTGCATATTTTTTAGTGCCTAATCTGACTGAACCTTCGTCTTTCGCACGTAAATTAAACGAACCATCATCATTTCGTGGTAGCTTCTTGCCTTCTGGTAAATCATTATCAAGTTCTCTTATAAATTCATTGCCTAACTCTTTGATGTCATCTTCGTAATCAACACGACATTGCTGTAGTTCTTCACGATTCCAGGGTAATCCTGTCCTCCACATTTGAGCCATAGCTGGAAGTGCCCGACACTCTAGGGTATATGCCCTGTCTAATCTGGCAGTTCGTATTTTCTGATCTAATATCTGATCTAGTTCAAGTAGTACTTCAATATCTTTGGCAGCATATATAAGTTGTTCTTTGGATAAAGTTTCTGCACCCCAGTCTGATTTCTGCTGTTCTTTAGATACATCCATGTTTAGCTGTCTTTTAGCTAGTGCATCTAATCCATGTTTAGTCTGTGGAATACCATTAGTCAGTAATCTGCTGGCTAACATACTGCATCTGACAAAACCAGTAGGATGTATGCCATGCTCCTGCAACCAACCCAAATCAAATACTGCGTTGTGTGCCAGCCAGTATCTATTGGTACAACTAAAAAAATCCTCTATATAATTCCAATCGTTATTCTCAAGTTCAAAACAATCTATAACTACGATGGTTCGTGAGGAATAGCACCCCAACTGCAATAGTCGGAGCTTACCTTCTTCTGGTTGTAATTGTAATGTTTCTGTATCGAACGCAATACTGTGTGCTGTATGTAATCTTTTAAGTTCCTCTATCCCGTAATAGACAGAGTATTCTTGTTTGGTCATTGTTGAGGTCATAAGGTGAACCTGAAATATATGCTCTATTACTGTAGCACATTAGTCTAACTTGTCCAATGACTTATTTTCTTTTGCAGTATTTCTACATTTAAAGGAGTAAATATACAAACATCCATGCCATAGCATACCGCTTGTAGAACCTGAGAATGAAAATACTCACGCTCATAGTATTCAACCTGATTTACTGTTACCACTTTCCGTCTATCTGCATCGTATTCTGTATATCTAACAGTAGCTAATGGACTATTTTCTGTGGGGTATTTTTCTTCAAAAATAGTCACATTTATAGTTTTACTACTCATTGTTTTCCTGTTTTATTCTTTCGTCAATTAATAATCTAATGATGTCAGACATAGATGTAAAGCGTTTTTTCTTACTTTTTAACCAATCACGTTGATAATCAGGAATCAGTAAATTTATTCTATTGGGCATATAATATTTCCTCTGGTACAGGAATACCTTCACTTTCTAAAAATATGCGAATAATATACGGATCATAACCCCATACAGATCCCCAGTTTGAATCTTTTATGGGTATTCTTGTTCTCCCATATTTTGTACATAGCTTACCAAGTTTTTTACTAATTTCACTTTTCTCATCATTACCGTTCCACAAGTTACCTACTAAATTATCTATCTTTTTTACTGTGTAATAACCCTCCTCACCTTCTAACTTTTGTACTCTTTTAATAGCTTGTTCTGCTATCTTTTTACCGTAAGTTGCTATACCTTTATTCTCTTCTATTTGTAATTGATGCATTTGCTGTCTAGCTAGCATCTTTTTCTGTATTTGACTTAGAGCCATGAAATCAGAATCATAGTTATCTAAGTCAGAATTAAATTTGCTTAAATTGGACATAATACGTATAAATTACATATATTATACATAAAGTTTAATCAATATCAATAATCTTTTTGTCCTCATCTACACATGATTCATAAATCATTTTCGCTGAATCTAACGTAGATATTGTTTCTAATTCAGTTTCAGTGTCCCAAAACTTATAATTCTCATCTTCCTTATACACGTGAGATCGTGTGGCAAAACTATCATTCGTTCCAGGGGAATAGGTTTCATTGACAATTTGTTTTGGCAAAACCTCCTTTGTGTCAAAACTCCCCTCTGAAGAGGTTTTGACAATTTTAGGGTTTTGACAATTTTTTTTGTCAATCGAATCCATTGGTATATCTATATTATTAGGTTTTGACACACTATTTTGACGTTTCGTGTATGGAACGATAGTTTTACCAACTACAGGAGCAACGTAGTAAATAGCAGGTCTACCTCCTTTTGAACTAACATTTACAGGAGTATCCACTCTCTGTATAAGTTTATTTTTCTCTAATAACTGAAAAATATACCTTAAAGTTCTTTTTCTAATACTGGAACTCAAACCCATGCCTATTGGATCGTCTACTAAATCAGCTACACATACAGGTTTTTCACTTTTTCTAATAAAGTTCAGTACATCAACTTTTTTCTTCTCATGTGGGTTGTCTGTCAAAATATCTTCCATGTAATGCTTAACTTCATAAGTAAAATCCTGCTTCAAAACAAATATCATTTTTGTACCCTCTCTACCTTCTCTGGATTTTTCGACAGTAATTAATCGAGAATTAGGAGTTAAAGATCTCTCCAGTAATTCAGCAGAAGGCATTTTAGTCATATTCCAAGTTTCATCTACTGTGGCTCGTATGCTTGAACTACCCCTAAAACTTCCTGTCTTTGTATTGTGATGGATAACAATTATGCAGCAAGATTCAAACCCAACATTTTTATCTGCAATACCATTATTTTTAACAAACTCCTTCAATGGTTTACTGAACTCTCTTCTATTTTCATCTACAGGATTACTTACACTGCACCCATCTAAACTGTCTATCACGACCAAATCATATTTATATTTATTCTGAATATCCTGAAACCACGGATACCAACCTAAATCAAACGAACTTTTAATACTTAAGTTTGGATCGTCAGCATCAATACCCATACATTCAAACTGATTTTTAATGATTGCTTCATTCTGATCTCCATTTAACCAAAGAATTTTCTTTCTTTTAACAGGAACTTTTTCACCATAAACATCAATAGGCTTCTCTTCCAATATATGCTTAATCACTGTCTGACATAATGCAGTTTTACCAGTTCCTCCATCTGCATGAACTAGATATGTAAGAGGTTTAGCCAGTATCCCAGGAATAATATATTCAATAGTTTCTGTCTTAAGTTTGCTTAAAGTTACAGGCTTACCCTCACCATCCCTTATAAAAGCACTATGAGAATCAGACATCCTCAATACATCCTGCAAACCACAACCACTTTCTCTTGATATTCTTCTAAGCTCCTGCTCTAAAAATGCAGGGTTCTTAAATCTCTCTTTTGCTTCTGCTACCTGCTGAACTAAAGATGGGCCAGTTAATATATCCTCCTTAAATTTAAGAGGAATAGAATTAACATCAGCAATAACTTTATCTAACCCTGTATTTTTAAATCTTTTCCTATCTGGATCGACCTCATCTGCCAATTCAATAAGATGTGCCATATTGTATCGTGCACCATCATTTCTCCATGTCCCATACCATCTCCTCTCGCATGGATCGTCACCATTCTCCCAACAATGCTCATAATCAGGATCTCTCCTACTCCAATCAGTCCATAATTTAAGACCCTCTATCCCAGGCAACTCATTATTTATCATCGCCCCTATCTCCCACCAATAATCCTCGCTATTTGGACCTTTATACCCAATAACACTCAAGCAACCCTCTACAATAGCTACCCTCTCTTCCTTGGTACGCTTACTCCATCTGTTATCTACATATTTAATATCAACATCCTGATTATTCTTCTTGTACTGATTCTTCATACGAGACAACAACCATTCTGGAGCATCTGGCACGTTAAATAAGTCACCTTTTAGTTTGTAAGCACCTCTACCTACACTTTCTTTATAATATTCTCCTGCAATAACTCCTTGGCCTCCCCAGAGGACTTCCCAGCCTTCATGCCCAGCAGCAGTCTGACTTATAGATGCAACCTCTCCTACAAGCTCCTGCGGTACTCTGAACAAAAATTTAGCAGCGTTCTTCCTAAGTGAAGTAACCTTTGGAGCGTTCTTTAAATCCTTACCCCACTTTTTCTCTATAGCACCTAAATTTTTATCCACATCAAATATCACAAGACCATCTGATCTCTGCCCAGTAAAAACACCAATAGCTTTGAATGTTTCTGGATCGTTTTCGATCATTAACGCAGAGTCATTAACAGTTAATTTTTGTTTCCACGCTTTTCCATAAGGTACTTTTCCATCAGAATATCTATCTGGACTTGCTTCGTTACGCTTTGGTAACAAAACCCCCTGTGCATATATCGGACAAGTCAACCAGCTTAACGGAATTTCTGGAACGAAACTTTTTCCACTCATGTGTTACAA